CCCAAACAAGCCACCCACATGATTGCGGGGCGGCTTCCCGCCACAAAGACAGAAGCGTGTTTAGCTTGAGCCAAATTAATCTCGTTTTGTTGTTTTGACAACTCAAACATTTGAGTCTTGATTGCGTGTTCAAGTTCCATTTTTTTTGTTTTGTCTGGAACTAATTTATCTATCAGCCCTGTGATAGGAGATAAAAATTTGTCTATCATTTTTGCCTCTACTTGAGATTTATTATTGCTACCAGCACTCCTACTAATAATATATTGGTATTAAGCAAAAGCACTCCTAATAGGGTATGGTACCAGACCCAGCGGTGCTTATAAAGATTGTGTATGTTGAGTTTTAAATCCTCATCAGAATATTTTTCATCCGAATCATTCACTCTGATGTTTCTGTAAAGACAGGTATTTTGTCTTCTTCAATAGCCTCTTTAAGTTCTCGCATAGTTTCTTTTCTAGCGTTTTCCGTCTTTTTTAATTCGTATGCTTTTTCTTGTAAATCATCTTGTAACTTTATAGTGAAGTTAAAAAGCTCTTTTACTTTTGGAGTCAAATCATCCACTTTGTAAGTGATTCCATCTAAAGTTACTTTTTCTATTTCTGACATACTTAGTCTCCTATAGTTTTTGTTTGCACTACAGGATTTAGTAATTCGTTAATCTGAGCATCCAGAATATCTTTTTTAACTTGAACTTCATCTTCACCCATAGCTGCTTCAACCCAACCTTGTACGTCACTTTTAGTTAAATCTGCAAAAGCTGTAAAGTCTGATAAGTCAGAAGTATCTAAAGACTGTGTACCATAAACTGACGTAGAAAGAGGCACATCATTACCTAAAAAGTCCTTTACAGTATTTGAATCATCTTCAGCATTTAGTCGCCAATGTACGTTAAAGACAGTATCAGCGTTACCGTCTATTTCTTTAACATCTACTGTTTTGACATCCCATGTATAGTTAATTGCCATTTTTTACCTCGTTAATTTGTGTTTGTAAATCTTCTATTATAGCTTGTTGTTCTTGGATTGCTTTGGTTAAAATTGCAAATCCAATTCCTCCTACCTTAATGCCTTTCTGGTCTGCATAACCTTTTATTACATTTCCATCAGCATCATATTCTCTGGTATCTTCTTCAGTAACTAAACTAGGAAAAATATCAATCATTTCATCTGCTATAAAGCCAATCTGTTTACCCTCATGCGGTTGGTCTTTATAATAAAAATTTTTAACACTCAATTTACATAAATCAGCTAATTTGCCTGTAGCATCAGCAATATCTTCTTTTGTTCTTCTGTCAGAAGAAATTGTTGTAAAAACACCAGTTGTATTTCTGGCATCTCCATTTCCCCTAACTTGTATATTTGCAGTATTCCCACCTGTGCCATAACCAAGTAAAAGTGAATTTTGTGAACTAGCATTAGTTAGTCTTTTCAAACTCAAAGGAACACCGCCGTCTTTAACGATTGTATGAGAACTTACAATTGGAGTAGTAGTTCCCACTAAAAAATTACCAGACGAATCAATTTGCATTCGTGTAACACCGTTTGCTGCATCTACGAAATCCATCCTTCCTGCATCGTGAAAATCTATTCTTGATTGGTTATTGCCATTCTCATCTTGATATCTTACTTGTGAAGAGTGAGCCCCTTTCATATTGTAAATAGGAATACCTCCTGAATGAGTTGTTTCTAAATTTATATGTGCACTTGCAGCACCCGCAGACTGAAGATGTAGCAGGGCATCAGGATTCGTAGTTCCAATTCCAACGGCACCCGTAGAACTAATAGTCAATCTGTCAGAGCTGTTAGTCGCAAATACCATAGAATTAGTAGCATGGTTGTATTGCATTTTTCCTGCGTAAGTACCTGCTGCTGTACCTGTATCATCAGAAAAATAAAAAGTACCATAACTTGACGTACCACTTCTTATGGTCATTCCAGAATTACCGCCACCGCCATCGACATCGCCAAGAGTTAAGCTATCACCATAGTCAGGATAACCTGCATCGGTTGTACCAATCATTACTCGTTCATTACTGTCAATTGTGAGAGCCGTAGCATCAGAACTGTCTGATACACCTGTGTTTAATAAACCTCTTGATACTTTTGTAATTGCCATTAATCCGCTTCCTCTATTGTTAATTCACCAGCCTCTACTTGTCGCATAATTTCATCATAGTGCATATTCCCCTCTGCTAAAGGTACAAATAATTCTTGTCCTTCTATGGTAGCTTTTATACTAGAATTTTCATCTGAAATTCCGTCTTTTAAATATTTTGCTGAGGTGATGTTCATTTTACTAATCATTTATATCTCCGCTTCTGCTATCATATTTCCTTCAAAATATACTAATGTTGTATTAAGTAAATATGTCCTTACCGCACAACTTCCTTCTCTATGTGAAGTTGTCTGGGCTGTGCCACCAGTTCCATTACCTCCATTAGAAAGATAGTATGTCATATTACCGCTTAAGGACATGGAAGGTTGAGCTCTTTTAGGTTGAATAGGATTCCAATTTCCATAAGCATGTGCAGCTATATTTACAGCAGAAGCTCCATAATAAAATTTTTCGTAATATCTTTGACATAAAGTTAATTCTTCTCCATAGCTTCTATATTCAAAAGGTGTAGCTACATCTCCTGTTTCAACTTGAACTCCTGTTATTCGAAAAGTATTACTAGTAGAATCTGCAAAATTAACATTACCTGCAGCCCTATTTGCTGTAGTTGAATGAAAATTACCATCACTTGCAGAACCGCTTGTGAAAGTAGAACCGCCTCCCAACCAAAATTGAAGATAAATTCCACCTGTATTATCGTCTGCGATTGCTGCACTATTACCACATGGAAAAGTTATAGTTTTCTTTTCCCATGTATTTGCAGAACTTACCGTGTACTGTTTATTGGCTGAAGGATTTGAAGTATTATCTGGAGCATAAAGTTCTAAATTATAAGTTCCTGTTTTATTAGTTTTTACATAAAAAGAAACTGTTACTTGTTCTGCATCTGAAGTTCCAAATTTTAAAGTTTGTAAATCATAACCTTCAAACGCATAGTAAAGAACAGCATAATCACTAGCCGAAGGAGAGGCATCTGCTGTAGTGCAGCTAAGTAGCAGACTATTTGCAAAACCATCAGGGCTATCATTCGATTGTGCAAGTGAATAAAAACCTAAACTGCTTGTAGATATTTTATAACGGTCTGGTCCACCGTAGGCACTCGTGAGTCCTGTAAGAGTTCCTCTTTGTGCCACATCCATACCTCCATTAATATTTAATCTTCTATTATTAAATATTTCTTTGTTTACTAGCTCTGGCGGTATTTTAGTATTTGCCATTAGTCAGCCTCCTCTATTGTTAGTTCTTCAGCTTCTACTTGTCTCATGATTTCATCATAATGTCTATTGCCTTCTGCTAAAGGCACAAACATTTCTTCACCATCTAAAATGACTCTTAGACTTACATTTTCACCTGAAATTGAATCTTTTTGATATTTAACAGAAGTAAATTTTATTTTTTCATCCATAACTAAAGCTCCGCATCCACAGTTGCCTTATAACTGCCACTGTTATATACACAACAAGCCCTACCTGCAGAAGAACTAACACCAGCTGTTGAGTCAAACTCAAGAGCAGAAGTACTCGAATATGTAGCATTAACATTAGAAATACTCCCTGTACTTAGCCCATCGTATACATTAAAAGTTCCTGCAAGAGCTACTGTTGGGTTAGCTCTCATTTCTGTTTTTAAAGGTGTAGCCATTCTATTACAAGCAACAGGGTTTCCTGTTGAAGCAATAACCCCTCTTGGGCAAGGATTTTGTAATACTTGATAATATCTTTCACACAGAGCTAAATCTTCGGCAAAAGTTAAATGTTCAAAGGGTGTAGCTATAGCTCCAGCTTCTACTTGTAAACCTGTTATTTGCCAAGTTGAATTTACTGTATTTTGTAGTTGTGCTGTTTGCCCTGCTAAAAAATCTGCATTAGCGTATGCTGACCAAGTTTGAGGTAAAGTTCCAGTTGTAAATTGACTTCCTGAACCTCCAGCAAAATACATATCTAAACCTGTGCCATTGTCTAAATTAATATAATCAGACACAGTTGTTCCTGCTGCATAAGTTAAAGTTTTATATTCCCAAGTATCAGCAGAACTAATTGTATATGTTCTGCCTTGTGCTCTTTGACTATCTGGTAAATAAAGTCCTAAAACATAAGTACCTGTTACGCTTGATTTTACATAAAAAGAAACTGTAATTTGTTGTGCTGAAGAAGTTGCAAAGCCTAGTCTTTTTAAATCTCGTGCTTCAATTCGATAATTTAAAGGATAAAAATTATCATCTGCATTTACTGCACCTTCGGCAGTAGTTACAGTATTTTTAAAGGAATAAACAAACCCTGTAGGAGCATCAGTCACTTGTGCTGAAGTAAATCTAGCAGTTGCTAAACTACTACCTGCATGTCGCATTCTATCTACTGAATAATATCCAGATTGTAAAATTCCAGTTTGACTTGTAGTTCTTTGGGCAACTTGCATAGCACCATTGATAACAAAATTTCTACGACCAAATACTTGGTCATCTACTACGCTTGGGTCTACTTTGGTTAGTGCCATTATTCTATTTTACCTCAATTCATTAAGTTCTTTTTAACCAACTGCTCCAAGTGCTTCCATTGTTACTGCTGTACCTTGTGTATTGCAAACCTGTTAGTCCATAAGCAACTTGAAGAATATAATTATTAGAAGCAGAGCCACTAGTCGCTGTCGTCTTAGCAGTTAGATGAAAAAAGTTTCCCGCACCTGAATGGTCCACAAGTGGACTGTTAGAAGCTTGGTAAGTGCTTGTGCCTTCAAGTATGCCTCTACTAGAACTTACATAAGCTTCGTCAAAATCCGTAACAGATACTCCTGTTCTTATTATTGAACCATTGACAGCAAGAGTAGCATCATCTGCATTTGAACCTCCAGAATAATGAGCTGTGCCGCCAACGAATAAAGCACCAGATGCATCAAGTCTCATTCTTTCTGTATTTGCAGTACGAAATATCATATTAGCTGATTCACGTTGTATTAAATACATATCTGAACCAGATAAAGTAATAACAGAACCGTCTGTTCCTGAACGACCTGTAGTATCATTTACCATTACATAAGCTACAGATGTTAAAGAACCGCCATCTAAAACAACTTGTCTATTTGCCCATCCTGTTAATGTGGTGCCGCCAATACCAACATTTCCTACATCTCTATCTATAACTATTCTGTCATTCACAGTAGTTTGTGAACCTGATTTTAATCTTAATGTATTATCAGCACCATTAAGTTTTAATCTGAAACCATACACCCCTGTTTGCCCAAAAGTATTTGAAGCACTAGCATAACTTGGTTGTTTTTCTATTAAATCTAACGCTACACCATCGGTAGGATTATTGTCGCTATAATTAGCTACTTCTATTACAGGAAAAGTTGCAGATTGAATTGTTAGTAATTGACTTGGGTCTGACGTAGAAACTCCCACCTTACCTGCATTAGTAATTATCATTCTTTCGCTACCAGCAGTATCGAATCTAATTTTATCTTCATCCGCAGATTCTTCGACCATCACTTTGGTATCGCCATCTGCATCTGATAACTGTATGGCAGAGTTTATTTGTCCTACAGCAATTGACATGACCTCAATAGAAACACCGTTTGCTGGTGCTTCTGAGAAAGTTAAAGTAGTGCCACTAACACTATAGGTAGCTTTTTCTTGATAAACACCACCAACATATACTTGTGTATTGTTTTCGTTTGCTGGAGCTGCCGATAATGTGAAGGTTGTATCAGAACCATCACCTGTGAACTCATCTATCAAAACACTAGAAGCCGCAGCACTAACATCTAAAACTGTGTGAGTTATAGCTTCTACTGCTACACCTGTTGGCGGGGCAGTAGAAAAAGTTAATGTCGGTCCTGAAATACTAAAAGTACTTTTGTGTTGATAAACACCATCAAAGTAAACTTGTACGTTGTTCTCACTTATAGGAGTAACACCTAAATCTAAAGTGGTATCACTGTTATCTCCCGTCATGGTTGCAATAACCATGTTTGCTCCTTGTAAATTACTTAGAGCAGAATATATTGTTACCTCTCTGCCAGATGCTGGAGCTGTACTTAGCGTGACAGTTGTGCCGCTGACACTGTAAGAATTATGTGCTTGGAAAACCCCGTCTATGAAAACTAATAATTGTTTTTCATCTTGTACTGCATTTGAAATAGTAAAAGTAGTGGTAGAAGCATTTGCGGTTGTAAAAGTATTAGTTACAAGAAAATCTGAACCGT